AAACCCTCAGAAAAGCGGGGGCAGATGTCTATATTTTATCAATGGTCGGCAGAGGAATACCTGACCTGATGGTGTGCTTTAACGGAGAAACTATCTTGATGGAAGTTAAGCGTGACGCTAAAGCTAAGTTCACCGCAGACCAATTAAAATTTATAGCCAACTGGAAGGGTGGGCCACTTAGTCGGGTAGATAGCCCCGAATCTGCTTTACGGGCAATAGGACTTATTCGTGTTAGTGAACAATCTTAAAGTCACCGAATACACTCAAGACTACTATGACGAGCATAAAGACGCTGGTTTAGATTATCTTGGGCATGGCTACTGGCAAGAAGAATACGCCAAAATGGTCGTAGAAGCCTGTAAAACGCCTCGTGACGGCTTTGTAGTGGATGCTGGGTGTGCGTGTGGCTCTATCCTAAAAGGCTTTCATAAGCTCAATATGCGTGTTTTAGGGGTAGATTTAAATGATGCCATGATTGGGTTGGGTCGTACCCATTTTGAGTATTACGCCAATGAATTAATTTGTGGGTCTATTGCTGACATCCCCGCCCTAACAGAAAGCGTTGATTTGGTGCATACCGCCCAAGTCTTAGAGCATATCCCCGAAGAACAGATGGATGCCATTCTTCAAGAATTTTCAAGAATTATCAAGAAATCAGGTCGTTTGTTTATTTGCTTAGATGCCGTCAAGGATGGGGAAACCAAAGAAATGTATATGGGAGACCCTACACATTGCAATATTCAGCCCATTGAATACTGGTACAGGCTATTCCAAAAGCATGGATTTATGTTTGATGTCGAGGCATATAACAAATTTGTTAGGTCTAAATACAAACCAACAGAAGATAAAGACGATAACTTTTTTAACGCCTACCCTTATTGGAGTGTATGGATTTTGCAAAAAACCTAATATAATTGGGTATGTAAAGGAGATTCTATGGAAAATTGTGCATTATTCGTAGCTACATTGCTACATTCTGCGACTAACACGCATTTCTTCCATTTCACAACGGATTCCTACTCACGCCACAAAGCGTTGCAAAAATACTACGAAGCTATTGTAGATTTAACTGACAGCTTTGCTGAATCCCACGCTGGCAAGTATGGCAAATTTACCGCATTTCCAAATGTGTACCACCAACCCAAAGACCCAGTTAAATACCTAGAATCTCTACAAAACTTTGTGGCAGATGCTCGCCAAGATTTACCGCAAGACAGCGAACTACAGAACATTATTGATGAAATTGCCGACTTAATTAACACCACAACTTATAAACTTAAGTTCTTGAAATAAAAGGATAAATCATGCCATTAATGAAATCAGGTAGCAAAGAAGCGGTAGGCAAGAACATCAAAACCGAGATGAAAGCTGGCAAACCAAAAAAACAAGCCGTAGCCATTGCTCTTGCAACTGAGCGTAAATACGCTAAAGGCAACCGCAAGAATAAGCTAGAAGAAGCCTATGGCAAATACATTGAAGAAAAAGCATGAGTAGGCAAGACCAAATTCGTGCTGCAATGGATAAGCACGATAAGCCAATACCTAAAACTACTAAAGGCAAAGGTCGTAATTACCTATCGGTTGAAGAAGGTGCAGGTATGACGGCAAAAGGCAGAGCTGCCTATAACCGCAAGAACAACGCAAATTTACAAGCCCCCCAAGCTAGTGGGCCACGCCATGATAGTTTCTGTGCAAGGTCAAAAGGCTGGACTGGGGAACGAGGAAAAGCAGCAAGAGCGAGATGGAGTTGCTAATGAAAGACGGACTATATGCCAATATTCACCGCAAGAGGGCTAGGATTAAGGCGGGTTCAGGCGAAAAGATGAACAAGGTTGGTAGCAAAGATGCCCCTACTAAGCAAGACTTTATTGAGTCGGCTAAGACTGCAAAACCGCCCAAAAAGACTAGAAAACAAATGCTTACCGATAAGATGAAGGATATGTAATGGTCAACCAAAAGTTAGCCGCCATGCTTAGACTCTTTGACCCGCATGGGGCTGATTACGACTATACAACCGCTATGGCTGCTGGTATGCAACCACAGAAAGAAGGTGGTGAAAACAAAGGACATTGGGGGTCAGTAGCCCCGACACCTTTGCAATACCGCATGGACTACAACCTGCCCGAAAACTCTTACATGATGCTAAAAGGTGCGGCACACCCTACATTTCAAATGGGCGTACAAGGCGAACAAGATAGAGGTTATCAAGTAATGAAGTTCGGTGACCGCTATTTTTCCGTACCACCCGACTTTATGAGGAAATAGTATGTTTAAAAAAGAAAAGATTAAACCTGAAAACTCTTTGTTGCAACCGCACAAACAGACCACGCTAGAAAAGAACGAAGATAAGCGTATGAAGCGTAAAGCGGAGCTATCAAAGCACTTTAACCAATTTGTTAAACAGATGGCATAAACTTAGTTTTAGTATTAGAATTTACCCTAACTAAATCAATCACTTGAGGTAGTATGGAAATCAAAGAAGTCGAAGTATCGGCATTAATCCCTTATGCCAAAAATTCACGCACCCACGATGATGCACAGGTAGCCCAAATTGCCGCTAGTATTAAAGAATTTGGGTGGACTAACCCTATATTAGTGGATGGCGATAAAGGCGTTATAGCGGGGCATGGCAGGCTATTAGCCGCAAGAAAGCTGGGTATGGCTAAAGTACCTACGATTGAGCTTAAAGACATGACAGAAGCCCAAAAAAAGGCTTATGTGATTGCTGATAACAAATTGGCATTAAACGCTGGGTGGGATACAAACTTTCTGTCGTTAGAGCTACAAGAGCTAAAAGACCAAGACTTTGACCTGACGCTACTTGGATTTGACGATAAAGAACTAGACGCTTTACTAGCCCCCGAAACAACTGAAGGGCTAACCGATGAAGATAGCGTACCTGACACGCCAATCGAGCCTAAAACAAAGTTAGGCGATATATATATTCTTGGAAATCATAGACTTATGTGCGGTGATGGCAAATCATTTGAAAATATAGATAAATTATTAAACAAAAAATTAATCAATTTAGCATTTACATCTCCACCTTATGCTTCTCAAAGAGAATATGACCAAAATTCTCAATTTAAACCTATTAATCCCAATGACTATGTAAATTGGTATCAAGACATTGCAGCTAACATTATGGCAAATTTAGCTTTAGATGGTTCTTATTTTTGCAATATCAAACCTAATGCAGATGGTATAAAAAGAGAACTTTATGTATTTGACCTTGTGCTTGCCCATGTAAGAGAATGGGGCTGGAATTATGCAGATGAATTTTGTTGGGAAAGAGCAGGAATACCACAACAAGTAACAAGAAGGTTTAAAAATGGATTTGAACCAATTTATCATTTTACAAAAGGTGATTGGAAATTTAATCCTGAAGAAGTAAAGCACAAATCTAAGTCTGTACCTAAAGCAAAAGGTAAAGGAGCTGGTAATACAAACGCTGCAAAACGACAAGGATTGGTTTCTGCTGTAGATGGCAATATTGTCGAAGAAGGTATGGCATACCCTAGTAACAGGTTACCATCTTTTCAATCAGAAGCTTTGGGTCATCCTGCTGCATTTCCTGTAGGTTTAGCAGAATTTTTTATTAAAGCCTATACATATAGTGATGATATTGTTTTTGACCCATTTATGGGTAGTGGTTCAACTTTAATAGCAGCGGAAAAAAATGGAAGATGTGCTTATGGCACAGAAATAAGCCCTATTTATTGTGATTTAATAGTCAAGCGTTGGGAAGACTTTACTGGCAAAAAAGCTGTTTTATCGGAGTTATAAAAATGGCAGAAAAAGGCAGACCCGCACATAAACCAACCAAAGAAAGCCAAGATACTGCTAAACGCTTATCTGCATTGGGCGTACCCCATGAGGACATAGCCAGTAGGCTAAAGATTAGTGCTGATACTTTGGTCAAGTATTACAAGGATGAATTAGACGAAGGGCGTATAGACGCTAATGCTGCCATTGCTGGCACATTGTTTAGCCAAGCCAAGAAGGGCAATACGGCTGCCGCTATCTTTTGGCTAAAGACTAGGGCTAGGTGGAAAGAAACCCAAGTTAACGAGGTTACAGGCCAAGATGGTGGCG